TTAAGGTTGTATCAGCTTTCCGAAGGTATGGCACTAACATATTTGAGGTATCCGATAAATTTAATTTAGCTGCGAATCTTGAAGTAAGATTTAATAATGATGTGTCAGCTCTCCTTAAATATTTAGATAGCATTAAGGTTGTATCAGCTTTCCGAAGGTATGGCACTAACATATTTGAGGTATCCGATAAATTTAATTTAGCTGCGAATCTTGAAGTAAGATTTAATAATGATGTGTCAGCTCTCCTTAAATAAGGCGTTAGCATTGAAGCCGTATCAGCCGCAACAATGCCTTGTAAATCGGTAAACGTTGGCGTGAATGTTCCTCCGTCATATTGGGTCAATGTCAACGTCTTTGTCGTTGTTCCTGAGAAAGCCGCATTTGTTATTTTATCATTGAATGCAACGTTCCAATTTGCTGAATTATTGGGAACACTTGAAGCCCACGCGCTGCCCGTGCTTACCGCTATTCCTGCCTCAGGGTATACAGGGTTTGGAAACACGCCCGTACCAACTGAACCAATGCCCGAAACCGTTACCACCGTGTAATTTGCCCCGACCTTGAAGGAGTTGGAAACAATGGTAATTTTATTCGTGTCCGTCAAATTATATTGGTCATTGATAAGAAGCTGACCATTCCTGAACACTAAAATGTAAGCCTTTAATTGGATGGGAAACTTTGAAGTCACCGTCCAAGTTAACACGCTTGTTGTGGCTGGCGCGTATTCTTGTTTTAAAATCTTTATGGTATCATTCCCGATGGCAACGTCAACAATCGAATCACGTATGCGTGAAAATACAACGGATGAATCAAGTAACAAAGTTCCCGTCGTGGTTATTGCGCCACCGCTCAGCCCGTAACCCGTCGCTACACTTGTTACCGTGCCCGTGCCCTTTGCGTCTATTCTTGAGGATAATGAAGCCGTGTCCGTTGCGTTTAATTTAAGATTAATTCTATTTGACAATGAAGCCGTGTCCGCTGTATTTAACTTTGTATTTATTCTATTGGATAACGAAACAGTATCAGCCGCAACCAATGTTCCAACGCTTATATTCCCTGAGCCTAATAAGCTATTTGAATTTACTGTTTTGATATTGGTTCCAGATACTAAGGTATTTTGCTTTGTGTTAAATCTTGAGGTAAGGTTTAATAAAGTCGTATCCGTCAATTCCATTAATACCGAAAGGTCAGCCGAAACCGTGCCCGTGGTTGTTATCGGGTCAGGTGAAACAAGGATGCCCGTGCCACCCGAGATTGAGGTTAATGAACCCGATCCTCCGCCACTTCCTGCACCGCCACCGCGCGGAAAAATCACCGTGTAATTATCACCAACTTTGAATGATGAAGCTGCAATTATTAAACTTGTTGACGTTGGTATTGTGTATTGAGATGGCAATAAAATTTGTCCGTTACGGTAAACTTGGACAACGGTAACGCCACCAGGAATTAAAGTGTCCGTTTGTGTCCAAGTTAAGGTTGACGTTTCAACATTTGTAAAATCCTGCCTTGCGTATAACCTTCCCGTTGTATCCGCGTATGCTTTGGTTGCGTAATTAGCTAACATGGCAGCCGTATCGCTTACTAAAAGCGTTGCCGTTGTATCTCTCCATAATCCACCAGAATAATACAATGATGCCTTTTCCACGGGCGAGGTAATTGAAACGTCGTGAAGCTCTGATAATTTATACCCAGATGCCACTCGTATCGCTATTGTTCCGTTATTTGAGGAGGAGTTAATACAAAAGCCAATAGGCATATCAAGATTAGGCGCAATAGGTTCAACGTCCGTCCAAACACCTGCCACGGTTGGTGAAGGGTAAAGGATCGCGCCAGCCGCAAAGGTATCAGTGTTAACTTGTCTTATTTTGCCAAATGAAATAACATACCCATCTTCACCATCCGTCAAATCATGTGCCGTTATTCCTAATAAATATTTTGCATCTATTGAACCATTGGCGATAAATTTCGCAACCGTTATTCTCCCACTTGCGCCAACCGTGCCGTTGGCATAAACAAGGCTACCTTTGGTAATAGTTGATCCTGTTTGATTCTTAACCAACCAAAAGTTTTTAAATCCAAGTTCGTTAGGTACATTGTCATTTAAGCCCAAAACAACCGTAGCCAAATCCGAATCCCATCGCATTTTAGCCGTATCCACGTTATTCGTCGGTACATTGACTTTGAAAAATAAGGAATCAACAGGCTGAGTAAATGCCGAACCGCCAACCAAGTTCCAAACGTTGGAAGTAAAATCAAACGTATAAAATTTAAGGTTAATGGTATCAAGAATCACCCATGCACTTGTATTGTTTATCGGTTGAATGGAAGCCGTGTCTGAAATTGAACCGCGCCATGTCAGCCCGTCGCCCGTCGTTTGGAATCCAAGGCGTTGTTTGTTTAATGTGTTTGGGAATTGGGCTAAAAGGCCGAGGGAAGCAAGTAAAAAAAGAATTGAAGGTAAAGTTTTTTTACCTCCAATCTTTCTAATTATACTACTCCCCAGTTTAAGCAATACTTGTTCCACCAATATTTCACCCACGCGCCCCAATGTTTTTAAAAAACGTCTTTCTTTCTTTGGTTTTATTTCGCTCATAATACAATGCCCATTGTGTTGTAAATATCAAATATTTCTTCGTCCTCATCGCAAGTTGCCTCAGGGCAACCCACGGCAGACGGAACAAAGCCAAGTAAATTAGTTGCGCAAGTACACAAATAATCTTTGATTCTTTTCTTCTTTACCTCCAACCTTTGTAACAAAGTATCTTGATAAAATTTTAATCCTTCAACGCCCACGTTTTGCCCGTATTCGTTATCTAATGTATAAAGCCCGTTTGTTCCAAGTTGCATAACCATGTACGGAGATGCCTCGTATAATACGGCGTTGGCGCAAAAGGATTTTAACTGGTCATTCCATAACGCTTGATAAGAAGTACTTGTAAATGCCGTGGAGCTTCCTTTGTCCGAAACAAGGGCATCGTAAAACGACAAACCAACGGCAGGAATAATCCAACGGTATTCCGCGTCTTGAATGTGAGGGCTTATCAATGACTTATCAAGGCGTATATCTGCTGGCGTTGGTCTTGCAACACCGCCGCTTATTACCTCAGACGGTTGTATTAATTGGCTCATTTGTTTCTATTGGTGAATAACCTAATATTTCCCTCTTTTCATCTTGCGTCAAATTATCTTCCACCTTGATTTCACCCATGAAAGACACGGGTAAAGTGTTTGATATGGAAAATTGAACGTCTTTTAAGGCTGGGTTATAAAGCCCAATTTCGGCTAAATAAGGATTTATAATTTTAGATAGCATCAAGTTTTGGCGTGGTTTGATAACCGTACTTTGTAAGTATTCCATTTCCTGACGTATCTGTTGATTGCTTCCAAGTTGCCCCGCCGTTGCGAAGCCTGCAAGTGACTTGCTCCACCTGTTAGCCACGACAATCGCCGAGGCTGCCAAGTTTTGCAAGTTTAAAAATTCGCCTTCGTTTTCTTTTGACGTGGGAATCCAATTAGCTTTTAATTTTTCGTCCCTCAGCACTTGAACAAATAACTTATGATTATTTGCCATGCCCGTGAACTTGCTTTCTATTCCTTCAACAAGTTTCTTTGCCTCAGCTGGCGTAATTGAGCCGAAGAATTGCATGATACCCGAAGGCATGAAGCCGTTTTCAAACTTGCTTGTATTAAACCGCTGAATCCTGTATTCCATTTCAGCCCACATTTTAGCGCCAATCCACTCAGGTAAACCAAAGTAAAAATAGCCTGCCGCGTATTGCTTTACATGGATAACGCTTCTTTGTGTTCCGTCCTCAAATTTCTTGAAATCAGGGTACATTGGTACCTCCCGAAATCCTTCGCTTTCGTAAAATACGCCGTCGGTGGTGAGCGGCACTTCTTCCCAGTTGTCGTAAATGCCAACCGATTTTATAAGCTGATCCGCTTCCGCTTTTCGAATACCAACGTTGTAAACGGGTACATGATAAATATAAGTAAATGGCTCGCTGCCTACTTTGCCTTTAACAATTTCGCAAAAGCTATTTCCAAAAGCATCATAGTCAAAAGCAAGTTGAGCCAAAACCTCCTGAAGATTTTGACCATGTAAATTAACCTGGCTAATAACATCCTCAATTTCATTTAAAGAATCGTCGGTGATTACCTCTCCCTTCATGGAAGTTGTAAGTAATGTATTTGACTTACCTTTCATGGGAATGAAGCCGTCACCGACGACCATGTTTGTTTTATCTTCTATTATCCTTCGTAACGTCGGCGAATTATTTACAATAGCAATAAGGCTCTTTAAAAAGTCGTCTTTTTGCGTAAAGAACCTCACCCATTTTGCCCCCGTGAAATCAAGCCTCTCCCGTGACGGCTCGTTAAAAATATCTTCCTTTACCAGCATGGTATTGGAAGTATCTAAAGTAACTGAAGCAAGTAAAGGGCTTTGATTCCTTTTACTTACCCTGTTGTTCCGATTCGGGACTGCCTGTATTTTCTTTAATTGTTGGCTCATAGCTTTTTTTCTCGGGGGTATAAATGACGTGTTGCCCAACGGTCTGAGGGCTTGATGTGTACCAAGCCCTCAATTCGTTTTGTGAAAGTTCGCCGATAGTTTTTCGAATGATTCCAGCTTTGCCCGAAAGGTCTGCCCCAACGTAAAGCATTTGTTTGCTTTTATCTCTAACTATCATATTCAAATTAATCTAAGGCGTTCATCACTGTTTCGCCGTTCACAATGTACCTCGCTTTATTCGTGGTTCTGCAAGTAATGGTCAAGGTTTCTTGATTTGAATCGGTAAACAATGCACCCGATAAACCTTCGGCACTTGTTAACCTTGCAACCCTTTTCTTACCGCCAACCAATTCAACTCCCCAAATCCAATAGTTGCCCGTGTTTTCCACGTGAACACAAACCAAGCCGCAAGCCTGATTCGCCATGTCTTGAATAAGGTTACGTAATTCTTGGTCGCGGCAATTTATAACGCCCGTTAAACTTTGCTCAATAGATACCGATAAAGTATCCGCGTCCTGAGTTACCGTTTCTGTGAATGCCCCTGAGTTATCCCTAAACTCAATTTCGTAAAATACGCCAGCCGTGGAGGTCATGGCTATTGCCGTGGTTGCTCCTGAGGCGTTATTGGTAACGCTTGCGACTTGGTTAGCATTGGCAATGTAAAGCTTGCCAATACCACCTGCGCACGTTCCATTAATACACTCATTAAGCCAACCGCTTGTTATTGCGCTCATTCGTTTTTGATTAGTAGCCTAAGCTAATTAAAGATGGGTGAATAAAGTTAACGCCCATTTTGAAGCGTGCCTTAATATACACCTTTTCGTCTTTCTGGTCGTACCAAAGTTCCAAAGCCGTTTCAGGGCTTAACACGTCCGTCGCAAGTACCTTGTTTTGAGGCGTGGTATATTCAACGTAATGCGGCTTAGTTGTTCCAAGTCCTGTGGCGATATCGTCCCAACGGAATTGAGGAATGACAGGAACACCACGGAAGGTGAATTGCTCAACCCCGTTAATCAATTGAAGTAAACCATAGTCACCGCCACCGCCGTTTTCAATGTCTTCTCTTAATTGAGAATAAACGCTTTGTGTCACATTGAATACCTTTTGGTTAGCCGGTAAACCTTTCAACTGTAAAGGCGCTTGGTCATACACGGCGCGAAGGATCGCGAAGCCGTCACCTGAGGCAAGGTCTGAACCTGAACCCGTGTTTGTGCGTGGCGTCAAAGCATCCGCAACCAACTGAGGGTAATAAACAGTCCAAAATCCATCAAGTGAATCAAAGTTAGGATTGTTGGAAGACTGGTCGCCAAAGTAAGAAAGACGGGTAATGTCATTTCTAATCGCCTGTTGTGTACGGGTCAAAAGAATGTTTTCAATCAACGTTCCCGAAACATCTGGAAGCCTTGTGCCCGTTTTTAATAACTCCTCAAAAACGGTATCCTCAAATTCATCCCAACACATTTCAAGATCCACTTTCATTTTTTCAACGTCAATGGTGCGCTGATAAATGTCAACCGAGCCAACGGGATTAAATCCGCAGCCTGAGTATTTACGTACAATGTTTTCCAACTGTTGTACGAAAACCATTTTCTTTTTATTTGCAACGTTTCCAAGTACACGGAATTGTCCGCGTAAATCGTCATCAAAGAAAACTGGCTCTAAAAAAATGTTATTTGCCTCCGTGCCTCTGAAGGACACATCTAATTGGCTTATTTCAACTAATGCCATTTGTTTTTAATTTTAAAGATTTGGGTAAGAAATTGTTGCGGAAGTATTAGTTAAAACTAATGAATCTTCAATCACAAATGAAAACTCCGTTTTTGCTCCAGCCGCTGCCGTTGCAAATAACACCTTCCAATCGTTGCCTTTGTTCAACGCCGTGGTTGCTATCTGTAATATTGCCGTCGGTGCTGAGGATTGCCAGTTAGCATAAGCCTCGTTTCCTGATTCGTCAACGACGGTAACCTTGTAAAAATCACTTGCACTTGTTACACCAGTCAACGGTGCAATGCTCAAGCGATTGCCAGCGGTTGAAGTGCCATAGGTGAAGGAAACGGGGATGCGATCCTCAAAGGTATCAATCCCGTATAATTGTTCCGCGTTTATCCCTTGCGCGTTGGCATACGGGTTGGTGCGGTTTAAACTGTTTTGCCCGACGTATGTGTTTGAATCGAGAAAACCATTGACGTTTGCTGTTGCCATTATCTTTGTGAGATTTTGTTTTGAACTAATGAAGCGAAAGAATCAAAGTAACTCGATTTCGCTTTTGTTTCCTGAGTTTTTTCATGCGCTGAGCCGCCCGAAGGAAGTCCAACGCCTTTTTTAACTTGCGCCCTAAGTGCGACTAATTCGTTACCCAATGTTTCCAAAACTGATTCAATTTCACTAATCGAATTCTTTTGTTCTTCGGTCTTTTTGTACATTGATTCCATTTCCTCTTTTTGCTTTGAGTTAATGGCGTCCATTTCGTCTGGTGACATTACAATGTAACCCTTTTCCTTTAACAT